GGAAGGATGCCGAGGAGCTGGATCCCGAAGTTCGCCGCCCCAACGGCGGCCTCGCTGAACAGGCCGCCCAGCGCGAACTTCTTCCCGATCGCGCCGAGGGTACTCAGGCTGATCGAGAGCTTCTTGACGTCCTTATCGGACTTCTTGGAGTTCTTTGACAGTTCGTCGATGTCCTTGGCAGCGCGATCGGTCGCGCCGTGCCCCTCGTAGTCGAGCGTGATCTTCCCGTGCGCGGTGCCAAGGTCATACGACATCTCTGCCTACGCTTTCCGGTACTGCTTCTGGCTGGGGATCCAGCGCCGGACCACTTGCCTTTGCTTTGCCTCCGCCTGCTGCTGTGAATTGGCGCCTCGGACTGCCTCTTCAACCGCCGCATCAAAGGACGTTCCCCAGAGCACAACGGCCGAGTTCAATGCGTAGGCTGTGAGCGGATCCGCAATGCCGATTACCTCAGCCGGAGGTATCTTCATCGCTTTGCTCATCGCCCAGCAATTGGCCATTGAGTCCGGGTTACTGACGAAAGGAGTCGAGCTTCGCCAGCCCGCCGAGAACGCGATTCATGATCGCCACTCGATCGGTGATCTCGATGGAGTCGACGTAGATCAGACCCTTGAACCGCTCCTCGCCCTCCTCGGGCAGCGGCTCAATCTTCGGCGCCACGACAACCATCGGCACGATCACGTTGGTCATGTCGACAACGGTCTTGATGGTGTCGGCGTCGATCTTCTCCGGCTCCTTGGCGGGCGGCTGCCCCTCGGACTGGGCCACGAGGGCTCCGGCAATCCCCGGCAGCCTCGAGACGCGATCGAGGACGCCGGCAGCGGCCAGCTCCGCGAGATCGAGCTTCTTGAGACGGCACAGCTGGCCGGATGGGGTGCGGAAGTCGAACTCCGTCTCGCCCCAACTCGTTACGCTGTAACGGTCCGGCTCCTCGGCAGGCTTGACGGTGGGGATGTTGTACTGGGTTGAGCGAGCGGCCTCGGCCGCCTGCGTCGCCTCAGCCTCGGCCAGCTGACGCTTCAGGTCTTCCACGCTCGGCATCTCGTGCTCCTCTGTGGGTGTTTCGGTTGTTTGTTGACGGCCCTGGGGTTTTCGAGGCCCCAGGGCCGCCCGGCGATCTTACTTGGATCAGACGATCGTCGCGGCCGTCTCGTTAGCGACCATCGCCCAGACCTTGCCGACGTCGGCCACCGTCAGGGTGCTGATGGCGTTGCCCTCGGCGTGCGAGACCCAGAAATCCTGGTCCTGCAGGGTGCCGGAGATCTGCGTGGCCTTGGCCCGGTAGAAGACCAGGTGGTGGTCACCGCCGGACTCCGAGAGGGACTGGCCCTCCATGAAGAAGTCCGGATACGCGTCGGTGCCCAGCCGCGTCCAGGTCTTCTTCAGGGCCGGAGTCACGCCGCTGGAGACGATCGCTCCACCGGCGATGACGGTGTAGGCCTCGAAGGAGATGCCGCCGGACTCCAGGGTCCAGTCCACGCTGTCGATCGTGACGCGCTGTGCGACGTTGTCGTCGTCGCCGCGCAGCGTCTGGCTGGAGGTGGACTCCTGGAACTCCAGGCTCTGCGCGGCCGGGAGGTCCACGAGGGTGCCCTTGACGCCCGCGCTGTCGAGCGTCGCCACCTTGATGTCCCGGAGACCGTACGGCAGCCGGGTGGTTGAGAGAGCCATGCTCAGTCCTTCCTGCTCTCAAGTTCTCGATACCGCTTGGTCCCGAGGTATTGCCCTGTGCTGGAGTCGAACCTGTGGAGTACCAACACTCCCGGCTCCGCGCCGCAGCGACGGCTCCGGCACTTGACCTCCAGCTCTGCCGCGCCGATCAGGATCCCATACAGGTTCCCGGCCGGGCAGCGAAGCTCTGCTGTTACTTGAGCTTGACGACCCTGTAGGCGGGATCCGTAACCAGCTCTTCCACCACGCCCGGCGTCAGGTCCTGCACCTTCAGGAGCATCCGCCCCCGGTTCTTGCCGCTCTCCCGGCGCGTCCACACCATGTCCTTCTCCGGGATGGTCTCCCACTCGGCGGCCTTGGCCTGGGCCGGGGTGATCGTGTGGGAGTGCAGGAACTCCGTTCCGTACACCGGATCGCCCTTGTACTCCAGGTATTCGGTGCCCTCGTCGGTCGCCGTCGCCTGCTTCTCGTCGGTCACGTCGTCACTCCGATCACTTGCCAGCTTGAGAACTTGTAGTTGGTGCCGTACACCTCATCCTCTTGGTCACCCGAGTGGTTGAGGTAGTCGCACTGGGTAATGCGGCCGTCCGGCCCAACGTAGTCGATCAGGCCGCTGAGGAGATCATAGATGCCGCCCCCGGAGTAGGGGTTACCCAGTACGTCCTCGATCCGGCTGTAGTCCCCACGTTCGTCGTGGACGTCCACCCGGAGTTGGTTGAGCCAACGGCCGGACGAGGACGGGACCGGCGCGATCCAGCGGAGAATCCCAAACGGCTTGACCGGCTGATCGACTACCGCACCGGCCTCAAACCAGCGCTCAGCCGGGATGATGGCGGTGATTGCCGGCGTGGACGTCAGCGCTGCGTACATCGTCTTACGCACCGCCCACCTGCCGATCGAGCCGGTCCATCAGCTTGGTGAGGAAGGCCATGACCTTCGGCGAGTAGATGTCGATCGTCGGCTGGATGATCGGCCGAGCCTTCATGTACCGCGTCCCGCGCTCCAGATAGATCCCATAGTCCACGGAGTGTGAGAGGATGATGGCAAAGAGGCCCTTGCCGAGCTTGGCCGCTCGCGCCGCGAGACCGTTGCGAGCGTTGGTAGTCCGGTCGTGCCACGGCGCCTGGTGCTTCATGTGCGCCTCGACTTTGCCGTCCCAGTACTTGCACACGCCGAAGAGTGCACGCTCAATCTTGGTGTCGAGGTGCTTGACGTCCTTGAACTTCGACGTGTCGAGGGTGAAGCCGCTAACTGCCAAGGTAGATGACCTCCCCCTTGGTCTCGTATTGCGTGTTCTGGTTGATGTAGACGACTTGGTACCGATCGCCATTCAGCTGGAAGGTATCCCAACGCTGCATGTCCGTATTGAACGGACCCATTAGCATGTACTGCGGGAAAACCTGCTTGCCGTTGGCGTCGTATCGCTCGGTCTGGCCGTCCTGCAACGGAATCAACCGGAGGCGCTGGAGGCCGCCAACCGGCGCCGGGGTACCCGTCTTGTACCCGCCGGAGCCGTTCGGCGTCCGCGTCGCCCGCATCAGTTGAATCTCCAGCGGATCGGCCTCGATGAACTGCGCAGTGATCCGGCGCTGTGCAGCGAGTTCAGCCGCCCCGATCATCGGCGTGTGATCCGGCTGACACGGACGCCGGTAGATGTCACCGGATCCGTCTCAGCCGCGCCGTTGAAGAGTTGCGCCATGTTCAGCGCATTCTTCTGGAGATCCCCCAGAGATCGCGAGGATCCGGACTCCGAAACGTTCACGAGCGTCGCCGCTGCGGCCGCTTTCTGGGTCCAGATGGCCCCTGCAGCTGCATTCGGCCCCGAGGCAGCGTCGAGTATGTCCGAGAGTGCGGCATCCGTATACGTGGTCTCGTCGGGCTCCGCGATCAGGAGCCGGAACGATGCAATCTCCTCAACAGTAGCCATCACCCCTCCTTACGGCGAGAGCGCCGGACCGGCCGCCCCATGAACGGTCGATCCGGCGCTCTCATTGGTCACGCTGCCGCGTCGTCCTCTTCGAGACGCCGGACCTTGTCGGCCTGCTTGCCGGTCTTGGGGAGGCTCCGGTTGCCCAGCTCCTCGTCCAGCTCCTGCACGGTCCACTCGGAGTACGGCCGGTCGGCCACCTCCTCGTCGGTGCTCTCGTCCGGCGCCTCGGCCGCGTCCAGCTCCTCCAGCTCGCGGAGAAGCCGCTCGCGCCGCTCCGCCCGCGACTCGCCCTGCAGGAGCGGCTGCACCCGGGGGCCGCTGTCGTCGCCGACCAGCTGCGCGCTGTAGTCGGCGTCCGACGTCCCGTGCATCGCGTGCGCACGCTCGATCAGATCGCCCCGGCTCCGCTCCACCAGGTACTTGTAGTCCTCCTGGCTCAGCGGGCCGCTGGAGATGTCGACTTCACGACTCATTGGTCAAGCCCTCCTTACCAGGCGTACGTGGCCGGCACCGTGTAGGCGCCACCGGTGTTGTCGAGCTTCATGATGGCTGCCGCGCCGCGCTGCCGCACACCGGTGCCGATGCCCCGGATGAAGTAGCTGTCGATGAGCGGGTAGGCGTTGTTGTTGCCCGGCTTGAGGACCAGGCCGCGCAGCGCCGGGTTCTCGTCCTCGCGGATGCCGATGATGTTGAGGTTGGTGCTATTTCCGGCCGTGGCCGCCGCGACCATGTAACCGGCCGGGATCTGCTGATCCTGAACGATCAGGTACGGCCCCCAGCTGCCGGCGACTTCCAGCCCGGCGAAGGAGTTCGGCGCGAGGCCGCCGACGAGGGTGAACCCCGGCGGGAGCATCAGCGTCATGTTGGACGCCTGGGTCGGGATGAAGTCGTACAGCGAG